ATACCCCAGCCAGCTTTGATACCCCCGCCAGCTTCGATACCCCCGCCAGCTAAGAGCCATTTTGCGATTTTTACAAGCCCTTTGATTTTGATTTGGCCGGCGAAAAACAGGCTACATTCCACTTCCAGGGATTCAACTTCCAGTACATCATTTGTCGACCCGGCTTCTTTCATCAGCCATGCAGCCCAATCTGCTTTATTTTCTTTTGCTAAAGCATCCAGAACGTCCTGATATTCAGCACCCTCGGGAAAAGTATGTTTAAATCGCAGCATTGATTCCGAGCAAGCTTCTTTTTCTCTCAACCAATCCAATGTGATCTGCATAATTAGTTCCCCTTTCCTATATATCCTTAATTTAGCAGTAAAGCAGGGTAAAATTTTTAGGCGTTAGCCTTCTTGCACAACGGCGCTAAATCAGAGGGCCAGGGCTTACGCCCCGGCCTGGCCTAATTCATGCAGATGTTTAGTAACTTCGCTCTTTTCGTTGCCGGTCAATTCTCTCCACGGTTTGCCGTATTTTTCATCTACGAACTGGAAAAAATCTTCTGTAGTCATGCCGGCCTTGTCGGCCATCCTCAAGACGGCCGGAGGAATGTCACCGGCGTCCTCAGCCTCTCCGGTTTCAGGATCTGCAGGAATCTTGGCCGCCTCCTCTTCAAGCAATTGCTGAAACACAGGAGTCCATCTTTCATTGTTAGCCTTGTTTGCCATCCATTCGCAGTATCCATGCTCATTTTGCAGCAGATCACCCAACGTCCGGCCTTTGTGCTTACCAAAGGTAATTACTTGCTCTTTGAGCGCCTTGCCCTGGTTAGCTTGATGAGTAGCATTGCTTCCCCTTATGTGCATATCCGGCATATCCTCAAGGTCCTGGGTGAAGATATCGGATAGACTGGCTACCGACAGGGCAGCATCTACATAGGCTCTTTTTTTTGCCATTTTTAAGATGGTGTTGGCTATACTATAAGGGTCGGCTTTCACATATTTGGATTCACGGCTGTTACAATTCCCTACCCCTTCGCAGATGTCGTAATCGTTACGGGAGAGGACGCATTTAACATTGTAGGAGAAGAACCCTTTATCATAGTCCTCGACCTTGTCCATGATTTCATATCGGCTGGACAAGCCCATCATCATGACTATTTTTTCGGCCCCGGGTTTTAACAGCGTTGGCTTGTCGGTACCGGGGATGATACCGATATCATGCCCCGGCTTTACCGCCTGTTGGATGACCTGCTGGAAGGCATGTATCTTGTCCATAGTCCTGGCAACGATATTTGTATCAATGCTGTCAATAACAGACAGCGCAGTGATTTGTTCGTTCATGGCGACCTCCTTTAAGCCCGTACTGCTACGGACTGTTCTTCATAGATTTCAATGCCGGGAATCTGCAGCTTGCCCTTGCTGGCCTGAGCCAGTTTGTTTATAGCCGATAGGTCCACTGGCCTTATGGTTACGCCGGCCACTGCAACCGGTACCTTGGACTCGTCCAGAATCTTTGCCCGATATAAAGTCCGGGTGGATACGCCGGTGGCGGTCGGTCTTTGTACTTGCACTGCCGGCTGCACGTTTTCAACTACCTCAGCCTGGGCCAGCAGTATCTCGCTCTCTATTTGGTTCCCCTGGTCCGCTGCCTCAGCGGCCTGTTGGAGCAGCCGCTCAGCCTCTTCCCGGGCCAGCTTCTCGGCCAGTAGCCGGGCGGCTCGCTCCTCTTCCTGGACTTTCTTCTGATAGGCCGCCATCTTCTTTTTAACCTCGGTCTCGGCCTGTTCCAGCGGGGTAAGCAGTTCTTTCTCCCGGTCCACCAGTGACTGCCAGGATGCCCGGGCCGACTTCTTGAGGGGCTCCCAGTAGTCTTTAATCCGCTTCGATAGGGACTTTACCTGCTTGGTAAAGGCGGCAGCCCCATCATAATCGGTGGGGCTGTTGATTGACAGCAGTTTGGCCTGTTCAAGGATTTTAAGAGCAGATGACTTCTGCTCATTTTCTATGGTTGGTTCGGCTTCTATGGGCATTGTGTTTACTTCCTGCATAGGGTTATGCCTCCTTTGATTTTTGAACTGCGTTATGCAGCGCGTAGCACATCATGAAATAGCTTTTTGCCCTGGATAGGTCCTGGGTTTGATAGAAACGGTAGGTTCCGTCAGGTTTGAGTTGCAGCCCATATGCCTCAGCTATTTTTATGTCCGGCCATGACTCCAGCATCAAGGTATACCCTGCCAGTTGGATGTCGACCAGTAGCGGATGATATATACTGCTGGTCTTGACGTCGACTATTATTAGCCCTTTTTGGTCGTACAGCCGGATTATTTTATCGCCCGTACCAGCATATAGCATGGTACGGTGGTAGCCTCTCCACTCGGTGGCAAGGATCTCCGGTTCGTAATCTCGTCCCCAATGCTTGTAGGCTTCAATATAGCCCGCGGTATCTTCTTCCGTAGGAGCCCAACCGCATTGGTCTATCAGTTCTATGGCCTCATGCACCCGGGTACCCCGGTCAGCCGCTTTATGCAGCGTGACCGGGTCTATCTGGCCGTAGCATTCGTTGGAAATCAGTTGTATAATCTGGGTTACTGATGGAAGCTGCAGGCTCACGGAGCCCTGCTGTAGGATGTATTGGTGTGTTTTGGGGTAGAATTTTAGACCCGTGATTTCAGGAAGCATCAATATCTTCCAGTGCTTCGTTTATGTCTTTTTGGATATCAAATCTTTTGGCTGGCCCCGCTACGGTCGGGCTATCTTCTGGAGCCTTGCCGATTATGGACTTTGCCCCATCCCCAAACACCAGGATCTCTTCTTCCGGTACATCGACCTGGGTAACTACGCCTTTAGCAATGCCATCCCTGGAGTTCAGCTCTACGATATCGCCCACCGCGACCTCTTCCGGGGTGTAGTAGGTATATGCCCGGCCGGAGGGCTTACCATTACGCAAAAATTTAACCTTAATTACGTTTGTCATTTTATACCGCCTCCTTCTCGTTAACCGGGAGCTTGCTAACGCAAACCATTGTTGTACCCTGGGGCATCGGGTCTTGCGACAACACCATAATTTCAAATCCGTTAAATTCTGCAGTAAGTCTGGTTTTGTAATCGCTATTCTCAATATTAAAAGGCTTAATAATATAGTTGGGGAACAATGCAGTAAATACTTTTTTGTCCAAAGCCTGTAAAATCGGGGTAAAATAGTTCTGGTAGCCAAGGATTTGCAGAGGTGTTTCTTTTAACTCTGACATGGCATAGTCTATGATCCGCTGTCCTTCAAGTTTCATTTGTTCGCCCTTTTTAATAAGGTTTATGGCTTCTTTCAATTGGGTTAAATCCATAGTTTATATGCCTCCTTCTATTGGGCCGCCCGCCCGTGCCAACACCACGAGCAGGTAGCCCGGGATATTAATAAACAATAGTCTGAATCTGGTAATCTCCGAACAGTTCCTCTTTTTTCTCCTTCTTGAACTCAGTAGTTAAATACCAGTTTGATTTATTGCAAAAAGAAGATGTGGTCGACTCTGTTCCTAAGTAGCATTCACCCATGTAACCAATCTCGTAGCCTTGCGCCAGCATGTTATCCGCGTGACTGGCCTGCATTGCCTGGTCTTCGTATTTGTAAACCAAAATCTCTAAGTTGAGTTTTTTAATCAGCTCCATGCCCTTGATTCTCCTTTCTCTTGCCCCATGACCGGGGCTGTGGTATATTCGTAGTAGGAAATTTTTTGTTTGGCCGCAATTATGCGGTCTTTTTTCTTTTCCGCATCATGTCCGGTATCGAAAGTATACTGGCCGCCTGTAATTTGACCTCTTCGATCTTTTTCTCCAGGTCCAGGAGCTCTTCCATCACCAGTTCAAAGGCCGGCAACTCATTTTGCTCTACAATTCCGTCTGCTGTAATCTCAATCAATTTGGTTCTGATCTGCTCCACATCGTTCTGCTCTTTTAGGAGCCCCAGTACCGCCTGACAGAGGTTATTGTGTTCGGGTACCTGGTGAGCAAATATCTGCCCAATGGGACAATAGTTTGAGCAATATCTTGCCGTAAGTGTCGGGTCTCGGTACATTTTTTGCATCTTTAAAGCTATCTCCGGTGGTGTAACAGTAAACCCGTGCTCATAGTTAGTAAGCGTACGGCTGCCGATATGGAGCCTAAATGCTGCCTCATCTCTGCTCATTCCTGCCTGATTACGTGCCTCTTTAAACATCCTCTCTTCCCTCCCTTCCGTATAAAGTTAGGTTATAATGGTTCTTTGATAATTAAATAGATCTACGGGGCTTCGATTCCAAATAGGCACAAAAGCTATCCCGGTTTACTCGCGGCTGATTTCCTTTCCCAATCCAACGGACCAGGACGCCTTTTTTTTCGGCATTACGGATCTCTTTAAGTGCGGTCGCGTTGCAAACGCTTAACATCTTGGCGACATCCTCGGTCTTAAGGATATAAGGTAGTTCTGATGCAGGGTCATATACTCTGCCATCTGAAGCTTCAGCTGCATTCTGCATGGTTGTCCCTCCTCTCATGATGTATTTATGGGGATAATTTGCTTATAAATCCCTTCTTTGAATTTCTACCCTGGGCGTTCACCGGGACAATCCAGTCACCTTACGGCCGGCATCCCTCAGTCACTACTGGCCCATTGCTCTGCTTTTAGGCGAAGGGTATGCGGTTGTCAAAGATCAATCTAGGATTTGTATTACTGGCTTCTTAGCAAATAATCAGCTCGTATTCAGGCGCCTTGAGATCATCCGAGTTTTCATGCTCCACAATGCAGTAGAAATATCCTTGATTGTGGTAAATTGCGGGGATGAAACCTGCTTTGTGTCCTTCGCTGTATAATGAGCCATAACTAACACCCTTTAAGCCGTTGATATCATCGTGGCCATTAGCTATGGCAGCAGCCGCTTTACTTGACTTTGTAAGAAAAACTGTGTAGCTTGACATTTTCCCGCCTCCTTCCTATCCGTCGGTGCCCGTGGGCTTCCCCCGTGTGGTAAGATTTAGCTAAAGGGGGTATCCACCGATGGACTTATACTTTACATTGGCTAACTTGACTTTTACTTGCATAAGCATTGGTTGCGCCGTTATCTCGGTTAGGCAGACTCGTAAACAAACCCAGATTATGCAAGAACAACTTGATGAATCTAAAAAGCCTAATTTTCCTCTGTCTATGAGGCTGGAATCCATTACTGGTGCTCTGCACAACATCAATGAGACGTTAAAAAATAAGGCTCAGTAATGTACAAATAATTGATCCTATCGCACAGATTACCGGGATATAGACCAGTGGCTCTGTGCGAATTATTTCTTTATATTCGTCCCAGTCATCTTTGGTCATCAATTTTTCACCCCCTCTCAACCATCCGTGCCCGTGGGCTGGTTATCAGTATCTGAACAGGAAACTTCGTCTGCAAAAAAAATTTCACTTATTGGCATTCCGAGTTTATCTGACACCAATTTAGCTTCTTCAACTGAAAACTTGATTGCACCAGTTTCCTTTTTGTAATATGCCGCCTCAGTAACAAGCCCCAATAAATCTGCCATTTCTCTAGCCGAAATGCCTTTACCATTTCGAATGTTTCTCAATTTTTCATATGCCATGTTGGTCACCTCCCTGTTTCCTGTTTGGATACTTATATATTAGTTTCCTTTTAGGAAACTGTCAAGCCCTTTTATAAAAAAAATATCTAACATGGATACTGCTTGGACAGTATCCAATATGGAAATATATAATATGAATGAGGTGGTAATATATGGCTTCTTGGGGAAACCGTATAAGACAGCTCCGAATAAAAAAGGGGCTTACTCAGGAACAGTTAGGAGAAAAATTAAATGTCAAAAAGGCGGCCATTTCTAAATATGAAAATGAGCGTACATCGCCTGATCCAAAAACCCTTAGTCTTTTAGCAGACATATTTGAGGTTCCCGCAGATGAGATATTGGGACGAGATCTATCTGCACTAATTCCTGAATCATTCACATTGGAAGAGGATATCCCGGTGCCGATATTGGGCTCTGCTCCTTGTGGTCCTTCGTCTACTGCCATCCAGGAGATATTGGGCTATATTTACATCGACAAGCAGACTGCAGAGCAGGGGGAGCATTTCGCCCTCTACGCCAAAGGTGATAGTATGGAACCCACTATCACGCCTGGAGACATAGTCCTCATTCGCAAACAGCCGGCAGTGGACAATGGACAGGTAGCAGTCGTCTTGCTCGACAAAGAAGAAGCGTGCATTAAACGAGTGTTCTGTAATGAGGGAAACTGCGTATTGCAATCTGATAACCAGAAGTACCAGCCTAAGATTGTCAAACAGGAAGAAGTTTTAATTTTGGGTCGAGTTATGGAGGTTAGAAAGAGAATATAACCTGAAGGGGAGGATTACCGATGTCATGGATAGGGGAGTTTGTGTCTAACGTAAAGGTCCAGGCTAAGGCCAAAGCTGAAATTGAAGATGCCTTCCTTAGGGCAATAGATGATGGCGTTTTAAACGAGGATGAAATCGCCGAAATTGAGGCCAAGCGAATGGAATGGAATATTGATGAAAAGACATGGATTAAATTGAAAAATCGCTTTTACGCATTGGCCCTGAAAAACACAACCCAAGACCGCCGCCTATCGCCTGATGAAGATGCAATGCTCACCAAGCTTTCGGCTCACTTTAATGTATCAGACAAGGATAAAATTCGATCTTATAAAGATTTGGCGCGTTTTAAGCTTTTGCACAGTATTGAATTAGGAGAATTGCCTGTTGTTAATGCGTCGGGGCTTTCTTTGCAAAAAAACGAGCAAGTCCACTGGGTGCAATCATCTAGCATGCTTGAGGAAAAAACAAAACGGCAATATATTGGGGGCTCTAGGGGAGTTAGTGTGCGTATTGCAAAAGGCGTATCTTTCAGAACAGGCGGTTTTCGAGGTCATGTAGAAACAAGCCAAGAGATTGTCCCGGTAAGTGCTGGCGAACTAATAATAACAAATAAACGCATTGTTTTTCGCGGTGACAGGAAAAACTTCACTTCTACCTGGGCAAAGATAATAGATTTAGAATTGTTCGGCAATGGAATTAGAATCGGTAAAGAAGGGCAACAAAAGCCAGGGTTATTTCAGTTTAATAATGGGGAAGATGCTGAAATTGTGGGCATGATTTGCTCAAACATAATTAATTCAGCTAATTGAGGAGGTAATATTGTGAATAAATATTTGTTATGTGGAATGGCTCTATTACTTTGTCTATTTTTGGTCACTCCCGCAATGGCAACGCCCACAGTAACCTTGGATGGTAAGCAATTATCGTTTGATGTATCACCCATAATTGAAGATGGACGGACTTTGGTACCTTTAAGAGCCATATTTGAAGCTATGGGGGCTACGGTCAATTGGGATCAGGACAGTCAGGCAGCAACCGCAGTTAAGGGCGATACCACAGTGGAGCTAAAAATCGGGGCAACTACCCCAACAATAAATGGACAGGTTAAGCAGTTGGATGTCCCAGCCAAGATTATTGACGGTCGCACCTTGGCGCCATTACGTTTCGTAGGGGAAGCTTTCGGAGGGACAGTGGAATGGAATCAGGAGTTACAGGCTATCACTATGTTATCTAAGCCCGTATCGCCTATAGCACAACCAGCGGGAACGCCTCCCCCATTATCTGGCGCCGGCCAAGGTACTTATGTTGGAAGTGTCTCTTCAGATAAATATCACACGCCAAGTTGTCGCTACGCGGACAAAATTACCCCAGAAAATCAGATATGGTTTAAATCCAAGGAAGAAGCAGCGGCTGCCGGCTATCAACCATGCGGGGTATGTAAACCATAATTTAAAAACATAATACATAAAATTAACTCCCGGCCCCCGGGTCGGGATATTTTTTAACCACTCAGCAGAACATATGTACTATTACGGGGAAGGAGAGCAGATTAAATGGGTATTCGTAAGCGGGGCAACGCATGGCAGATAGTTATAGACGTAGGAACCAAGGAACAGCGGCAGCAAAAGGTTTTCACTTTTAGAGGAACTAAACCTGAGGCCAGGGCAGAAGAGGCCAGGCTAAAAGCTATGTATAAAATGGGTACATCCCTTCCAGGGAAGATGACCGTCTCTGAGTATATGCTCTACTGGCTGAATACCTATAAAAAGCGAAAACTGGCAGTAAGGACTTATGAAAGCTATAAAGAGACTATAGAAGTACATATTGCAGAGGATGACCTGGGAAAGAAACTCTTTGACCGGGTTACGCCAGACGATATACAGAAGTATTATAACCGTAAACTGGATAAAGGACTTTCCGGTACCTCTGTATTGTACCACCACCGGATACTCCACGCAGCCTATAACCAGGCGGTAAAGTCCCGGTGGCTCCCCTGGGGAATGAATCCATGTGCAGCTGTCGAGCCACCGGAAAAGAACGATTATAAACCGGCTGAATTAAGTACAGAACAGATGGCCTATATTATTACAAATACATCCTTCCATGAATACACCGAAAAAGGCAAACGTAAGAGGGTGCCAGCATTAAAGCTGCCGATCATAATATCGTCGATGATAGGAGCCAGAGCAGGTGAAGTATGTGGCCTTCAATGGCCTGATATAGATTACAAAAGGATGGCAGTACATATTCGCCATGCTATCAAACGGGAAGATGGCCAGTTGGTACTGGGCCCAACGAAAAATAAGGAGGAAAGATGGGTACCGCTAACTCCTGGGCTTAAAACTATCCTGGACTGGCATAAGAAGGAGCAGGAAAAAGATAAAGAGTTTTATAAAACCATGTATAATAACCAAGGCTATGTTTTGGCCTGGGAGGATGGCAGATGTTTCGATCCGCACTACTTAAGCGAATATTTTACAAAAGCTATGGTAGATATTGGGTTCAAGCAGAAGGCCACGTTTCATTCCTGCAGGCATTTTTATGCCAGTGCTATGCAAAGTGCCGGCGCAAATTTAAAATATATCTCAGACGCGCTTGGACATGGTAAAATGGATAATATAACAGCTGATGTTTATATTCACACCCAACTGGAAGACATGAGAAAATATGTGACCTGGTTAGATGAAGCTATTCTAAAAGGCGTTTTAGAAGATATCGAAGGTCACATAGAAGGTCACACACCACTTTAATTTTTTATTTTTGCAAGTTTTAAGAAGCATTAGCAAGTGACCAATGGCACAAAAATATGCCTATAAGTAGGTACTTATGGCAGTTGAAATACTTGCAAGTGATTGCAAACAACCTTAAAAATGGGCTTTTAACAGACTTTTAATCAGGGTGTCGGAGGTTCGAATCCTCCATGGCTCACCATAAGAATCGCAGAAGCCTCCGATGTTCGGAGGCTTTTTTGTGACCTTTCGTATTGCATAAAAATGGTAAAAGGTCACGTTTTAGGTCACATAGTGCTCTGTTTTTTATTGTTCTTCCCTATCTCGCTACTCCGAAAACCTTCCTTATTTAATTCTGTTGCATGCGATTTGTCATTAGGGCCAAAAGTGGGCCACTTTGTGACCAGAAACGGGCCAAAATGTGACCAAAAGAGGGCCACTTCCGGGCCACTTTTTCCTTGAATCTGTGATAATATATAAAATAGAAAAATGAATACAGCAACACGCCGGTTCACGAGAGCCGGCTTTTTATTTGGGAATAGGCACTTGCCCACCGGCAGGTGCTTTATTTTTTTCAGATACGATCTCGGCCAAGATCGTCTGAGGCGGGGGTGCCGTCCCACCCCTGCCGAGTTCTGAATCAAAACCTGGACGGAGGCGGCAACAGATGAGCAAGTATCAGCAAGGACATTTCATACAAATACCACGCTCTCTATTTTCGGATGAGCGGTTCATACAATTATCTGATGCCGGTAAGTGGTTATTTATTGTGCTAAAAGAACTGGAACATCGGTATACCGGTAAGGGTGAGGACTTTTTCTTCCGGAGTAATGAGGATCTATCCCAGGATTGTAACTGGAGCTTGAGAAAGGTAATCAGGGTCAAACAAGAGTTAATATCATCAGGACTAATTCAAACCTGGTTGACTCACTGGCAAGACCCTGTAACCGGGAAAAAGTCAGAGAAACACATCTCTGCATTTCGTCTTTTAGTTTGAGGGCATAGTGACAAATCTGGCACTTTGCTTAGTGCAAATATGGCACTTTGCCCAAAGTGACAAATTTGGCACACTATATAATAATAGATCTATTATATATAAGAATAGATACTACTAAGATTTAGTAAATAACATAGTCACGCCTTCAACGTGACGGTAAGTAACCCTTCGGGGTTATTTTTATTTTAGGGGGTGAGCGTTTGGATAGGCTGGTTATAGAATATAGGTTGTTTAAGGACACGGTGATTAGGATTTATAAGAGAATGAGAAAATAAGAGGTAAATGCTTCCTTTTTGCTGTATACTGTTGGTAAAAAAGGAGGTGAGGAAAAACAATGAATGCGCATCAATTAGCCGAAAAAGGAGAAGCCTTAAAAAATATCCTCGAAGTAGGGGACTATGAACTAGAACATATTAAGTTGTCGGATTATGGGCAGTGGACCGCTTTATGTTCCATGTATTTAGAAAAAAACTATCCCACTAATAACGCTACCAAACGATTTATTGATTTAGTCAAAAAACCCGAAACCAGAAGCAAGGACTCCTTCGAAGAATTATTGGGCATTATTAAAGGGTTATGGGAATGGGAAGAATCTGATCCCAAGCTCAATCTGGAAGTTGATGCAGGACCATCGCTAAGAGAACTGCTTGATAGCAGAAAACAAGAAAGTGAATAACTCTAGTATAAGTAAGCCAGGCTGTAGCGCCTGGCTTTTTCATGCCAATTAAAGTGAGGTGGTGAGGGTGGCAAAATTAACGCCAAAGCAGCAAAGATTTATAGAGGAGTACCTGGTGGACTTAAACGCCACTCAGGCCGCAATTAGGGCGGGTTACAGCCCAAGCACTGCAAAAGAACAGGGTTGTCAAAACTTATCAAAACTTAACGTTAAAAATGCCATAGATCAAGCCCTGGCCGAGAGGTCAAGACGAACCGGTATTAACCAGGACCGGGTTCTGTTGGAGCTGGCCAAGATCGCTTTTCTTAATCCGGTTGATGTAATTGATATGGATGCAGCAACCCTAAAGGGAGATGCCAACCGGGATGATACGGCCGCTATTGCCAGCGTTAAGGTTAAGCGTATCCCGACCGAGGATGGTGATATTGTGGAACGGGAGGTTAGAACCTATGACAAATTAAAAGCTTTAGAGCAGATTGGCCGTCATTTGGGTATGTGGAAAGATAATATTAACCTTTCCGGAGAGGTCGGCATTCAGATAGTCGATGATATCAAATGAGATTAAGTCGGCTTATTGCTCCCAGTTTCTATGAGTTGCATAAAGAGGTCAAGGTGGACCTCTATGATGAATACTGGATAAAAGGCGGCCGCGGTTCCACAAAATCAACGTTCATCAGCATTGAGATACTGTTGGGTATTATCAACGAGCCCGATGCTAATGCCATTGTATTTCGCCGGTACCAAAACGAGCTGCGAGATACCGTCTTTGGTCAATTTGAGTGGACTGCTGCCACGATGGGCATAGCCCACTTTTTTAAATTTCAAGTGTCACCGATGCAGATTATATATCTGCCGACCGGGCAAAAGATAGTTTTCAAGGCTGCCGATAATCCCAGGAAGATGAAATCAATTAACCTAGGTAAGGGATATATCAAATACGCCTGGTTTGAAGAAGTCGACCAGTTTGCTAATATAGACGAGATCCGCAATATTATTCAATCCCTGTTCCGGGGTGAAAATAAAAAGCGGGTTTCGTTTTTTTTGTTTAACCCGCCAAAAAGCGGGCGCAGTTGGGTAAACCAAGAGGCAAAGATACCCAAGCATGGCCGAAGGGTACACCATTCAACGTATCTGGACGTACCGCCGGAATGGTTAGGCGACAGGTTCCTTGCCGACGCTGAACACCTGCAAAAGGTTAATGAGACCGCTTACCGGCATGAATACCTGGGAGAAGAAGTCGGTACCGGTTTAGAGATATTTACCAATGTTGAGCTGCGGGCAATCACCCAGGATGAAATTGCAGTATTTGACCGCATTCGCCAGGGCCTGGACTTCGGTTATGCTGTTGACCCGCTTTGTTTTGAGCGTATGCACTATGACCGGAAACGCCGGCGGCTTTACCTCTTCAAAGAGATTAGCGGCCTGAATCTATTCAACCGGCAGCTCTGGGAAAAGGCGCAGAGATATAACGATGTTGTGACCATTGGCGATAGCGCCGAACCGAAAAGCATTGCCGAGTTAAAGTCATGGGGAATGAAAATCAAGGGTGCCAAGAAAGGCCCTGGTTCCGTGGAGTTTGGCATTAAGTGGTTGCAGGACCTAGAGGCAATCACTATTGACCCGGAAGCCTGCCCACTGGCTGCCAAAGAGTTTATTAACTATGCACTGGAAACCGACCGCAACGGGATTATTAAGAGCCAGTACCCGGACAAGGACAACCACGCCATAGATGCTACCAGGTACGGCTGCGAAGATGACATGAAAGACCGCAAACTTAAGGCAGCCAAGAGCCTTTACTAAGGGGAGTGAAGAAATGCAGGACATACTTAAACAGTTAATTGCCCTTGATGGCCAGGTAACCAGCGACATAATAAAAGACTTGATAGACGACCATGCGCCGACCCGGAAAAAGATGCTGGACCTGTATAATCGGTATAAGACGGATGACTTACCTATTCTTAACCGGGAATTTGAAGATGAGGGCAAGATTAACCGGAAACTGAACAACTCTTTTGATTCGGAGATAGTCGACACAAAGGTAGGCTATTTCATAGGGAATCCTATCAGCTACCAGGTAGACAAGGAGCAACCCGGGGCCGAAAAGGTGGACGCTACGCTGCAGGACATCAAACTTCGGAATAACATTGATGACCTGGACAGTGAAACGGTCAAGATGGCCACCATCTGCGGCTATTCTGCCCGGTTGCTTTACATTGATAGGGACGGGCTGGAGCGAGTCATGAATGTGAACCCCTGGGAAGTGATACTGATTTATGATAGGTCCATCAACGAGCCCCAGTTCGCCCTCAGGTACTATGATGTAACTATTAAGGCCGGTGATAAGGAAACCACCATGACTCGGGTAGAGTGGTACGACGATACGACCGTAACCTACTACCTGCAGGATGACAAGGGAGAGTATGTGCTGGACATTTCCGAGCCGGTTAATCCCCAGCCGCACTTGTTCGACCTGGTACCGCTCATAATCTTTCCGAACAATGAAGAAATGCAGGGGGATGCTGAGAAGATCCTAAACCTCATTGATGCCTATGACCGCACCCTGTCTGATGTCAACAGTGAGATTGAGCAGTTCCGGCTGGCTTACATGGCCTTCTATGGCTATGACCCTGACGAGGAGACGCTTGCAAAGGCCCGGCAGACCGGGGCCTTCGGCCTGGATGAGAAGGGCGAAGGGGTTGGCATTGAGTTTATTACCAAGCAGATGAACGATACCGCCATTGAGAACCACCTGAACCGACTGGAAGGCAATATCATGAGGTTCGGTAAGTCAGTCAATATGACTGATGAATCATTCGCAAGCAACCTGTCCGGTGTGGCTATCCGGTACAAGTTGATGCCACTGGAAAACAAATGTATTACTCTGGAACGCAAGATGACCGCTGCCCTCCGGCAGCAGTTTAAGGTGCTGGCCACCGCTTGGGCCAAGAAAGGCATTCCGGTAGAGTACACCAATATTTACTTCAGTTTCAAAAGGAATCTGCCGGTGAACCTGCTGGATGAAGCTCAGACCACTGCCCATCTGAAAGGTCTTGTATCTGAGCGGACCCGACTGTCACAGTTGTCCTTTGTGGATGACGTTGATTGGGAGTTGGAGGAGATGGCCAAGGATAATGAAGGACTGGTGAACCTGGATAACATAGATACTGGAGGTGGCGGTGGTGGCTAAGATACTCAAATTTGACCGTTCTATCGAGTGGAATACTTCCCTGTGTGAGAAATGTCCTAAAGGTACCGTATGTCAGAGTGATAAAGCCCCTTGCCTACCATTAGAAATGTTTCGCCAGCTAGTTTTGAAAAGCCCTGGCGAACAGGTTGCCATGCTCCGAAATGTAGCTGAACACTTTGATTACCCGGATGGTGATGCTTCATGAACCTGGATGACAAATTCAAACAGGGTGAGCAGGCTACTGATAAACTTGAACAGCAGGCCGAGAAAGAGCTTATTAACGCTTATAAAGCGAGCCTAAAGGACATTCGTGTAGAGCTTTCCACTGCCTATGAAAAGTACGCTATAGCCGGGGTACTTACTATGGCCGAGATGATGAAATACGGCCGGCTGGTGAAACTGGAGAAGGCCATAGCTGACGTGGTAAAGGCTGTCACATTTACAGAGGCCAAGATCACCAAGAAGGCTATCCGGGACATATTCTCAGAGAGTTATTATCGGACTGCTTTTGCCCTGGAAACTGATGCGGAGGTAGCTCTGGGCTTCACCGTGATTAATCCCAAGGCTGTTGAAGCCGCTATCCTCTCCCCTCTTGACCGTATATCATGGCCAGAGCGGGTAAAGGATAATGCCCAGGTCATGGTCAAACAAATCCGCGAGGAAATAACCCGGGGCATCATACAAGGTAACTCCTATGATAAGACTGCCAAAGCCGTTACCGAACGGGTAAACGTGGGGGCCAGTAAAGCACTCCGGATAGTCCAGACTGAAACCCACCGAGCAGTAAGCCAAGGCACCCAAGCCAGCTTTGAACAGGCTGCAGCTAAAGGGCTGATTTTTAAGCGGGTGTGGGTATCTACTCTTGATGGAAGGACCCGGGACAGTCACCGCTCTTTGGACGGTCAGAAGGTGGATATAGACCAACCCTTTACCATTCGGGGCTATACTGCCATGTATCCCGGGGGCTTTGGCATAGCTTCTGAGGATATAAACTGCCGGTGCACCGTTAGGGCTGAGATTGAAGGTATGGAACCCACTTTAAGACGTGCCCGGGATGAAAAAACCGGAAAGAATAAGGTAATCAAAAACACCACCTACCAAGAATGGTATAATAATACAGTAAAGTAGTTTGGGAGGTGGTAATATCTCAGATGACAAAATGGACTTCGGCGACTTCAAAGAGATGTTGGGACAGCATTCCCCAGACAACCAAATGCAGAAGCTAGAGCTTGATGAAGTTAGTATAGTGCGAAAACTGCTGCATCTATATCAGCGGATTTACCAGCATGAACTGACCCCGGCGCCTTTAAAAGACTTTATTTACATGGAAGTGCGGAGAGCACTTAGGAAGGATTATGATATAAAGGCATTCCTGGAGGGCCGGGAAGAAATATTTTAATAACTTAGTAAATGACACTCGCTTAGGTGGGTGTTTTTTTATGCCCAAATTTACTTGACCTATTTTTTATAATAGGTGCTCTTGTTGCCAATATACAGGCATTCGTAGCACGCTTAATACCTCCTGAAAAAAGTCAAGTAGATCGTTAATTTTAATCATTTTGACAAGTTGTTAATTATGCACTCTCAGGCGCGTACTGGGAGGGCTAATAAGAGAGGGGAAATATTTATGACGTTGGAAGAACTCAAACAGTTTATTGAGGCTAACAAAGACAACCAGGAAGTGCAGACCTACCTCAAGGGGTTATATCCTTTGACACCGGAGGGCGTTACTGCGTTCCTAAGTACCGAAGAAGGCAAGAAACTCTTACAACCCAGGCTAGACCAGCACTTCACGAAAGGGCTGGAAACCTGGAAAGAAAAGACATTGCCTTCCCTGCTGGACGAGGAGATTAAGAAGAAGTTCCCGGCTGAGACCGAG